CAGATAACAGATGGTTACCGTGAACGATCTGCATAAAGTCGCCTTCAACTTCTTCTACCTTATTTCCTTTTACGAGAACTCGGCTATCTCCCATGATAGTCACTTGACTCTTACCACCAACATATACGTGTTGATGTGTATCGTTGACCTCGTACTTATCAGAGATTGACTTATGAACCGATGTGCCGTTCGAGTCAATAGATACGTATGAACCTGATCTATGGAATATCGTAATTCTCTCTGCACCTGGAGTGTCATCAAGTTCTATCGAGTGGCTTGCCGTTTCAATAACTCTATTGTATGGATACTGTGCGTTGTATGCTGGAGCTGGTTCTTCGAATGCAGGCGACGGATCATCGCTGTTCATCTTTGCGGTAGGCACGTCCTTTACACGGTTCAATTCTTGCAGAAGAACATATGTCTGATCTAGGTTCTCTCCTCTTTCGAGTCTCGAGTTTGACGGCTGGCCGTAATCGTCAGGAGTAGATCCTTTTGCGATTATACTTGAGTCACGACCAGGAACTGCGCCCCACCCGGTGACCGAAGGATTAATCACTTCGGTTAACTGTGTAGGTATAAGACCAAGGATCATAGGTTGCTGTGCATCACGGCCATCAACAAAGAAGCCGAATACAAATGAGTTTATAGGAGGTAGAGGGGAGTTTGGATCGTAGCTACCGTATATAAGAGTAGCCCACGGCAGACTCTCGGTTGGTACCTGATCCACAGTTCCATGCACTCCGAAGGCACGGACCTGTACTCTCTTTTCAAGTCTCTCATCAACGTTGTTTTCTACAACTCCGATAAAGAAGAGCGGCTCGTATAACCCAACACCAGTCTCTCTCATTCTGTTGTACTCCAATCATACTTAACAAGTTTCATATCAGTCTGATGTATGTCTTTATTAAAGACATGCGTTAGATCATTTATCATATAGTAGCCGGATAGCTGTCTATTCTGCTGCGGGTTAGGCGACATCTTAAACTCAGGAATCTTAATGTTAACGATATCACCAACACTGAAATCAAGGCGGCCATGCGCCTTCGCGTACACGATAGTGTGATTTAAGTGATGGCGATATGCAAGACGGTTAGATACTATCTCAGGAATGAACTGATCACCTCTCAGTTGCTGAGTGCCCGAGTCGTCATAGTCCCGTATGACGATATATCTTCTTTCATTCTCAGGAGTAAAGTATCCGTTTATGAATTCGTCCGTATGAGAGTCTTCACCCTCTCCCTTTCCTGACACGGACATGTACTTCTTCTTGGCATCCTGATAGTTATACTCATACTTATTTGACTTGCCAGGGAGTGTAACTTGTCTCTTTATGAGGTCGATCTCAATTACGTTGCTACGATAGGAACCGGACGCGAGATCCATCGCGGTGTTGACTCTATCTGAGTTTCTTATCTCAACGAGGTTCTTCATCTGAGCGAGAAACGCTGTACCAGACTTGTCTACTGCATCACTAAATGTAAACTCTTTAATCTCTTCTTTATTCTCAAGGAAGCGATTGATAAGATACTCGTCAGATACGAAGTAGTAGTTATCAGATGTTTCAAAAAAACGGAAAGAGCACGACGGACTCTTTCGACTGTATGCTCTGTTTGCAAGAAAGTTCATAGTTTGCATAGGAGTATAGTTTGGAACGATGCAACGGAATAATCCAATCGTATCTTCGAGAATGAGCTGTTTAGGTCCTACATAGTAGTTTTGAAACACGTTTTCTACTATATTAGAAATCGTATCGTTAAACGGTTCGATAATTCTTCGAAACATTGCTTCAAACGAATACTTAGACATAAAGTGTATTTTATAAGTAAGACCATCGTTCGTCTTTTTAATATTCACATCTGTGATTTTGTATATCGCAAACTCATGCGTTACTTTATTCTTTAGCGAGTCTTCGATTTGAATCGTAAGGAGTTCTTCTCCTCTTAAAGGAAGATCTTCTAACAGACCGATATTGTCATACACAGATGCAGTTCCACGTATGCTATCCTTATCAAGAGACTCTTCTATCGTAAACTCTGGAATTAAGCTAAGTATCTCTATGCCGTCGCCGTTCAGCGGCGTGACTACCGCTGAGATAAGCTTATAGTAACCAGGTAAAACAAATCCACTCATCTTATCTTGTCTTCAATCTCTTTTTCGATCTGCGATAGGTATACACGATCAACGAGTTGTATATTTCTCTTATTATCGTTTAATGCCTGTTCGTATTCGTAAACGCGATAAGGAACCCATTCAGCAGGAATGATACGCTTAATTACGATACGTCTTCCAGCTTCTGTTCTTAGGATTACACGATCTTCTTTACGAAGAAAGATAGTTCGAAAACTATCTGGTGCAAGTCTAATAAAATCAACTGCCATGTTTATACCTCTTTATAGTAATAGACTATATTGTCGCCAAATGCATCCGTAGTATCACGCGCCCAGTCTATCACTTCGTATCCTGTTTTTCCTGATTTCTCAGCATACTTATCGATTAGATAATTATGGAACGTATCTTCATCCATAGGCCAATCGTGATACGGGTCAATGATATTATTTGATAGATACACGAGCCATGCATAGTTCGGATCGCCGTAGTAATGATAGGCGATGTCTTCTGCGCGATCGCCTTCTTCTATCGTATAGGGAAGAAACGCGTACGGGTTTTCTATCGACTGTTTAAGAAAGTTAACTCGTCTTGTGATATCTCTCACAAGAACGTTGTTATATCTTACCTCTGGTAGTTTTTGAAAATATTCGCCGCTCATTTTTATCTTTCATCTATGCTAGTTTGTACAACAGACGGTGAAAATGTTGAAGCACCACCATAATCTTCTGCGGTATGGATGTCAGCTTCAACGAGATTCATGCTCAAACTAACCATTGCTGGCTTTCCACCCTTTACGATAGCTAGGCCGTGTGGAGTATAGCTCACGTTAAATCCCTGTATCATGGATGTCTTAAAGTACATATAGTACTGCTGGTCTACGCCCAGTAGGAATATATCTACGGTGCTTGGATAGTTTAAGAGAGCTTGTGAAAATCCAACGGCGGTGCCGTATGTCGGTAGCATGTTTCGCTTAATCGTATTCGTTATATCACGTATTACATCGGATTCCCGAGCGTCTTGTGGAGCTAGGTTCCAATCAAACGTTAGTTGCTTTAAGTTAACACCATCAAAGTAGAGTGATGTCTTTGGGTTAATAGTGTTTCCTAGTCCAGTGTCAACAGCTCTTCCTAGATTAGAAGGAAGGCTTCTTCTTCCGAGAAACGCAACGTTTCTAGATATATCACCCATGTTAGAAGATAGTATAGAGTTTGCATCCAATCCAGAACCACTAAGCACGCCACCGAGCGCAGTAGCGATGTTTCCTGAGCTCAAGTCTCCAGCGCCTGCAAATTGAGATGCTGCTCCGGCAACTAGAGCACCACTGAGTTCTGCGTCGTATCCTTGAACACGAACGTTGTATGAATCTTGAAGATTTACCGGCAGCGGTAGTTCTATTGTGGTCTTTCCAGCAGGAGTTGGACCGGTGACGTTACCTCTTCCGGTACTTCCTAGTTTGTTCAATCCTCTTTGACCCGGAGCTACATACTTATACTGATTGAAAACCATCAGCATTCTATGAGCACCCTGATTATGAATAGGGAACCTTAAGCTCTGTATTGTTGCAGAAGCTTTACTTGTTCTGATGGCTGGCTGCGGAAAGTCGTTTATATTTCCCAACACGCGTTTCCTTTATAAATAGGATATGAGATTGATTCTATTTATATTGAAAACGGAAAGACATGTCCTACAAAGGCCGATTTAGACCAAAACACCCAGAGAAGTACAACGGCGATCCGACTAAAATTACATATCGTTCGTTATGGGAATTTAAATTCTTTCGTCACCTTGATGAACATCCTGACGTATTATGGTGGGCTTCTGAAGAATACATTGTTCCATACGTGTCGCCGGTAGATGGAAGAATGCATCGTTATTTTCCAGACGTCGTTTTAAGGAAAAAGAACGCAAGCGGAACTACCGAGACATTAATGATAGAGATAAAACCCAAGGCTCAAACAAAGCCACCGGATATAAGGAAAAAGAATGCGACGCCATCCGGCAGAGTTTCAAGAAGGTACATCAACGAAGTGAAGACCTACGGTGTAAACGAAGCAAAATGGATAGCAGCAAGAAAGTTCTGCGCCGAAAAGGGTTGGCAGTTTCAAATCATAACCGAAGATCATTTAGGAATTAAGTAAGATGGCAGCAAAGGTTTTTGACGATCTTCTCCTAAAGGGAATTCGTTCCGGCCAAGTTCCTGCGAGAACAAAGGCTGCTCGTGATTGGTATCGCGACCAAGCAAACGGCATTGCAAGATCTGAGTTTAGAGATAAAGAATTAAAATTCGTACGTGAAATGGGAACTGACCGATACGAAAACAGATTTCGCATCGGTCATATGTACATGTTTGTGTATGATCCAAAGCACAAAGAAACACTTCCTTATTACGATAGGTTTCCTCTTATATTCCCGATAAATAAAGCAAAGGGCGGGTTCCTTGGCATTAACTTTCACTACTTGCCGCTGCCACAAAGAGCTAAATTAATGGATGCGTTATATAATGTCACATCAAATGATAACTTTGACGAAACAACTAAACTAAGGGCTTCATATAGTTTATTGAATGGTGCTTCTCAATACAAAGAGTTCAGGCCGACCGTGAAACACTACCTAGCGTCACAAGTAAGAACGAGACTTGTGTACATCAATCCAGCTGAGTGGGACATGGCACTTTTCTTGCCGACAGAAAACTTCGTTGGAGCAAGTAAGACTAAAGTCTGGGAAGACTCAAGAAAGATCATAAGAGGCGGAAGATAAATGCCATTCAATATAAACGAGTTTAAGAGCACAATGAATAAGTACGGTGGACCAGCCCGTAAGAATTTGTTTGTTGTTGAGATTATGAACGTGCCGCCATTTAATAACGGAATGTCTCTGCGTGATTTAAGATTCTTTTGTCAAACTGCGCAGGCGCCTGGAGTAAACGTTGCGGTCACTGATAACTTTCCAAACGGGTTCGGCGTAAGACAATCCATCCCAACACAGATGACGCACTCGCCATTTAATGCAGTCTTTATGTTGGACTCGGATCATCAAGTATTGCGCTTTTTTCACCAATGGTTACAAAGTGTTATAAACTTTGACTATACTAGAGGTGGGTATAATTCAGTTAACGATCAGCTTCCGTATGAAGTTGGGTACGTAAAGGACATATCGACTCGTATTGTAATACGAAGCTATAGCACAGACTCAAACGGTTACTATGAGTATGTTCTCGAGGACGCGTTTCCAACAGAGATATCTGGAGAAACTCTATCTTGGTCAGACACCGATTCATACGCAACAGCTACAGTCAACTTTGCATACTCGCATCTAAGTGTATCTGGTTTTAAACCAGGTACTTACTCTGAAAGAAATAATAGAGGAAACGGCTTCTTAGAACTAATCAACAGAATTGGCACAACAGGTCAACTTATAAACCAAGGTAACCTGCCGACTTCTGTTCAAGATGCAATTAACTCATTCACTAATTTTAACACAAAGCTCATAAATGTGAACAATTCATTGTCTCAGATAAAAACCGGTCTGAGCAATATTGGAAATATTTTTAGATAATAAGGAGACTATGATATGGCGCTACCTAAGATTACCCTACCTATATACGAACTTAAACTTCCGTCGAACGATAAGAAAGTTAAGTTTAGACCCTTCACTGTAAAGGAAGAAAAGATACTTCTCATCGCTCAAGAGACTCAAGATCCGGCACAGATTATAAACTCAGTGAAACAAGTCGTGAATAACTGTTTAATTGATTACGACATCGAAGATCTTGCGTTGTTTGATCTAGAGTATCTTCTTATTAATATAAGAGCGAAGTCGATCGATAACATCGTAAAGTTTAAGATCGAAGATCCGGATACAAAAGACGAGGTGCAGCTCGAATTGGATCTAAATAACGTTAAGGTAGAAAGAGACGATAAACATACGAATAGAATAAAACTTAATGACACATATACTCTATTCTTAAAGTATCCTAGCATAGATGTATTCTTTGACTTCTTAACGCAAGAGAAACCAAGCGCTGAAAAGAACTTAGAAATAATGCTATCTTGCATGGATAGATTAGTATCAGAAGAAGAAGTGTATAACTTTAAAGACTTTACGAAAAAAGAAGTAGACACTTTTGTTGAGAGTCTTCACGCAGATTCCGTTAAGAAGCTTAAAGAATTCTTTGATACAATTCCTAAGATAAGACACGAGATACCGTATAGAAATAGAGCAGGCGAAGATAAGACTTTCGTAATACAAGGAACCCAAACTTTTTTTATCTAATGTTGAGTCATACAAACCTGTCCATATATTATAATAAGATGTTTGGTATGGTTCAACACCACAAATACAGTATGTTTGATATTGAAAGTTCTATGCCTTTTG